CTTCTCCAATCCAATTACTAGTTTGAGTAGCTGTAGTTCTAGGAATAGATACATTACCTGTATTATTAGCTAGAATTGTTGGATTAGCTCTTAAAACTGTTGAAAATGGTGTTAAAGCTCCAATCATATCCTGATAACGTAAATCATTATAGACAACATTTGCACCTGAGCCAGCAGTTGATAATGTTCTTTCTGACCATTTATTAGTTACATCTTCAGGTACAAAAAATCCTTTAGATTCTCTACCTAATTTTTGAGCGTATGCTTCAGCAGCTTCTAATTCAAAAGCAGCATCTTCACGTGAAATTAAACCAGCTTGTGCTTTTGCAGCTCTAACTATTGAAAATGATCTTGATTCTGTTTCATTTAGACCAATTTCATTAGTTTCTAATGGTTTATTTTCAATTTCTTGTAATAAAGCACCTCTAAAAGCGTCTAATGATAGACCTTTAGCAACAGCTTCATCCGCCATTGGTGTTTTATTGTGTCTTGAAGCTAAAGAGTAGATTTCTGATATATCTTTTTCTCTTTTTTGTACAGCTTCGGTAGATGCAACACGAATTTGCTCCTCAATGTTAACTTCTACTTTGTTTTCTTCTGTAGTTTTTTCCATAATAGTCTCCTTTGTTATGGTTTGGGGTTGTAAAGATAAAGAACGTCCAATGCCTACGGTTTGATCCGCACCCATTGATACAATACTTACTTCATGTGGAGTAAAAGCAGCTCTATAGGCTTCTTCTTCTTCATCATCATAGTAAGATTCACGCTCTAAGTTGGTTATGGTATATCCAATACTTACTTGTGTACGGATCCCATCTAAGACATCATCAAATACTTCCCTAGCCATAGTAGATTTACCAAATCGTACTGTAGAGTAAAGCCGTCCCTGACTTTCATCTAGTCTAGTATTTTCTATAACACCTATTTGTTGTCGGCTATCATGGTCAAGCAATAATGGTGCTTTATTATTTAGCCTATTAAGATCAACGTCACCTGTTCTATGTGAAAGAATTTCCAATCCAAATTCACGCATAACAGGAGATTCAGAAGATACAGACATTGTTATAGTTCTGTTTTCTACTTCGTCCCTCTCAAATTCCATAGGAAAAGCTGCTCTATGTTCTACAGTCTTTTCCTCTTTAGTTTCAATTCTAGATTCCTCTAAAACTTCACTATTCTCAATAGTTATTTCTTCTGTTTCTTCTTCTGTAACTTCCTCTGTTTCTTCTTCTTCATAAGAATCAGCTTTTAGAAATTTTACAGTATAAGAGTCATCAGTTTCAATAACTTCTTCAATATGTCTTTTAACTTCTTTATTTTTAGTCATTGACTTCTCCTTCTTCATTTTTTCAACAAGTTTTCTTGACCAGCTAAAGCCTGCGTCTCCACCCCATAACGCCCAAGCTATTCTGCCGTTAGATGGATAACCTTCTTCACCTTGCTTAAATCCTTCAGCTTTTTTGACACCTTCTTGCCTACTAAAAAAACTAAACATTCTTTTAACTGTATCATCAGATAGATTTTCACCAGCAATAATTTGTCTAGCCCTAACAGCACCAACTCTAGTACCACCTCTACCAAATTCTTCACGCCAAGCAATGCCCTTACGAGCTTCATCTTTCATGCCTGCGTTTGGATAATTACTAACTGGCATCATCCTCACCATCTTCATCAAATGGCACACCAGTTTGAGCATTAAACTTAGTTCCATAAGGTTCATAAGCTAAATCAATTCCCATTTTAGCAGCTAAACCAGCTTGTGCGTCTAATTCTGAGAAATGTTGACTTAATTCTTTACCGCTTTGATTTAAAACATCCTGTATTGTAGATAGTCCATTTGTTAAGTTAAGCTGATTAGCTTGTGCTTCTTTTAATGGATCAACAGAATGATAACCTCTAGCAGAAAATTCTATTGGATTAGCCCACTTTTCATAACGAGTCATGGGTAAAGGTAAAGTACCTGATATAATAGCCATTTCTAACCATTTTTTATAAACTGGTTTACAGAAATGCTCTATAATAAAAGATTGAGAGTGTTTATAGCTGTCTCTCTCGTCCAATAGGCCTACTCTAGCACTACTATAACTAGTCTGCGTCAAGTCATTGGAAAGTGACGCATAAGAGACTCCTAGTCCACTAGCTATTGTTCTAAGCATTGCTTTATCAAATTCACCTACACCAGTATTAGGATGATTCCAATTAGCAAATTCAATATCAGTACCTTGTGGTAAAATATCTATAGTTGCTGGTTCAAAATTCATGGCCGGCATTGTTGCAGCTTCACCATCTAAATACGCTTCAGTAGTCATTGAATCACCTGCTGGTGTTTTAATAAAAGCCATTTTAGATGCGGCAGCTTTACTAGCTACTAGTTCTGATAGTCTAAAATCTTGTAACCATTTGATGGCAGTCATTGTAGATGCTAATTTTTTTGGATAACCTCTAGTTTGTCCAAATCTATCAGGACTATAAAGGTGTAACATTTCAGAAGCATCAATTCTATCTTCTTTAGATGGATTACTATAGTTTGCTACGACTGTAGAACTATAAGGATCACGATTTATCCAATACGCTAATGGTTTTTGAGTGTATTTATCTATTTCTACACCCATTTTAATACATCTACCATTACCTAATTCTTTATTAAGTGTAGAATCAAGATAATCAGGTTCTAAAAAGCTAAGTTTTAATCCTTCTTTAGTATTTATATAATGACATAATACCTCGCCATCTCTAGCTAAACCTTCTACAATCATATTGTAAATATCAGGCATTGTATAAGTGTTACTAACTTCAGGACTTTGACACCATTGATACCAACTTCTTTCAATCAAATCATTATCAAAATCATCTAAAGTACCATCATCATTTCTACTATGGACTTGAATTTTAAATCCTTGTCCATTTCCTATAGTACCTTGTTTAATTAATTGAAAGTATCTTTGAACAATAGGATTATTTCTAGCTAAGTCTCTACATCTATCTCTTAAAATCTTTAGGTTGTTTTCAAGTTCTGCATCAGGACTAGAGCTAGTTGCTTTCCAATCATTAAATAATCTTCCAGCGTTTGCGCCAGTAAAGTTTCTTTTACCAGTTTTTTTATTCTTTTTTCTTCTAAATCTATCTAAAAAAGCCATTATATATCCTTAAAATCCTGAATTACCGGTAAAATTAGCTCTAATAATTTGTCCAGTTTCCAGTCCTTGCTTGGCTCTGTTTTGACGTAATTCAGCTATAACTATACGTTCATACTCATGTTTAGTCTCTATTAACTCTAAAGGTGTTAATTTTGTAATACTTCTACCGGCTACAGAATAAGATGAAGCGTCATCAACAAAACGTCCTTCTAATAGTGCCTTTATAGCTTCTAATACTTTTTGAGCGTGGGTTCTTAAATCTTTACCAGTTGACTGGAGATTAAAATCAGGCAGTATTTCTAATTGCCCTTGATAGACTATAAATCTATCATTTCCACTTGTTACAAAACCTTGACCTTGATAAATAGCTGGAGCTATATCATCCGTACTTGTAGCTAAGTGATTTACCCTAAAAGTACCATTGTTATTGGTAGCTGTTACGTCAAAACTATATTTTCCATCAGACGATCTAAAAAAATACTTTAAAGTCCAAGTTGCTGGTGGGAAATTAGATAAATTACGTTCCCATCTCCAAGTTGTACCGGCATAAACTAAAGTAGGCTCTACAGGTAAATATTCTACACCTAAATCTGAAACACTCATCTCGGTTGTACTCCTATAGAAAATAACCTAACCATAGTTCTACCTTGATCGGTTACAATAGTATTTTTTAAATCATAATAGTACGCATCACGTCCACCTGAAATAAAAACACTTGTTGATGTATTACTAATACTACTAGAAACAATAGTAATATCTGTACTAGATGCTGTCCACGTTGAAGTGTTGATAGTTTCTGTACTAGATATTAATGCACTCCAATCTATAGAGTAGTCTAAAGTTGCACCAGCACTTTTGATAGCGTCAACACTTTGTAGAGCAACATTATATGGTGATTTAACCATTTTAAGCTCCTTTTATTAAAGTGTTATGAAATAGTTGCTATTCCGCTTGCAGATGGCGTCACTTGAAACGTGCTATTGCTGCTTGAAACACTACCACCACCAGTATCTAGGTCAACATACGCTAATAAAGCATTAGATGCTGTTGAACTAAATAATACTAAATATTTAGCGGTAATTGTTACGCTGCTACCAAATGAAATATCAGCTGCATCAAATGTCACCGTGCCACCTGATTCTGTGAGAGTTACAGAAGCAAGAGTCTGACGGCTATAGTCGCTATCTGTTACTTCATTCGTAATATCAGTAAGGTTGCTTTGAGTAGCTACATTAGGTGTGTAACTTGATGTAGTCATTAGTGCAATAAATGTATCGCCATCTAGGTCGATTGCGTTGTCGGCAATTTTTAACTTGCCTGAGTTGTAAAATGTAAATGATCCAGCTGCCATGTTAATCTCCTATGCTGCTTTAATTGTGACTTTTGGTGTATTTTTGTATGTTCTGAGAACTCTACTATCAGATGCAATTAAAATGCCACCTGCACCACCTGAGTCTGTTGTTGCGGACACTTGTTGTCCAGTTATTGTAAGCGTTCCAAGTCCTGTTGTTACGTTTACTGCTATATTAACAGCAACACTTTGTCCTGTTAAAGTTAATGAACCAGTACCAACTACAATATCGTCACCATCTTGTATTGTAACTTGTTGTCCAGTAATGGTTAAACTACCTGTTTGTGGTTGTATATTTTCATTTTCCACAAATGTAGGTTGTAATCCTGTTATGGTTAAAGCACCTGAACCTAATGATATTACATTACCATTATTAATGGATGGTGATTGACCACTTATATTTAATGAACCATTAACAGGTTCAGTTTGTATTCCTATACCTAAAGTAACTTGCTTACCATCTATTACAAGTGAAGCTGTAGATGGGAATACATCTACATCTACTTTAAATTCAGCTTGTTGACCTGTAATAGTTAAACTACCAGTATTAGTAGCAATATTAGTACCATGACTTACTGTTGGTGTTTTACCATCAAGAGTAAGTGTTCCATGTGTAGGTGAAACAAGACCACCAATATTTTCTAATACTTGTTGTCCAGTTATCGTAAGTGAACCAGTATTAGGTGTTACATTAACACCACTTACAGTTGATACTTGTTTACCATCAATAACTAATGCACCAGCAAATACACCAATATTATCACCATCTCTAACCGCTACTGGTTGACCAGCTATAGTTAATGAACCCTGACTAGGTGTTAAATTGTTTCCTTGTACTAAACTAGGTTGCAATCCTGATATACTTAAACTACCTGTTGACGGTGTAGCATTTACACCGGAACTTATTGTAGCTTGTTTACCATCAATAGTTAAACTACCAGTATTAGTAGTAATGACATTACCACCTATTACAGCGGCCTGCTTACCACTTATTACTAATGATCCAGTTGTAGGTGTAGCGTTAACACCACTATTTGCTGTTGGTTGTAACCCAGTTAAGGTTAGACTTCCAGTACCAGCTGTTAACTCAACAGCTTGACCAGCTGAAACATCAGAAAATGGTAGTTCACTAAATGTAGTAAACCCAAACATTTAGTTATTCTCCGTTGTTTTCTTCTAGTCTTGGATCAATCCAACCTTCAATAGCTACCCATCCATCAACATCATTATAAGAATATTTGTAACCAAAATAATCATCAGGCTCTACAGCGTTTTGATATACGTTAGAATTGTTACTGTTTACATCACTTATGATTAGTTCAGGATTACCATCACCATCATTTATAGTTGTTTTATCGTTTTCTCTTACTATTTCTTTTGAATCGTCAAATAGATAGATAGCAACGCCATCATTATCTGTTGAATCATTCCATGTTATGACTTGCATTTTAGTCTCCTTATTATGATTTAATTAAAATTTTAGTTGATGAAAGTGCAGTTCCACCTAAAACAGATGGTGTTCCTGCTGTAGTCGACAAAGTACCATCAGTCTGAACGTAGTATTGTGAAGCTGTTGTTAAGCCTGTTTGATTTTCATCACTTTGTGATATTACTTTTACTTTTACATCTTCATTATCTGCAACAGTATCTTGAGCAAAGCCAATAAAATTTGTAGCACCAAGATTAAATGTAGTTATAGAACCTTCAGGAATAATTGCTAATCCTTGTAAATCATGCGCACCATTTTCTTCATATACTGCCAAAGTAGTATAATCACTAGGTTGGTATGCAAAACTCACACTATTATTTGAACCAACATCTGTTGAATTATAAGTATTGCTATTAGTTAAAGTAAAACTAGTACCACTAATTGTAGCAACACCACCTTTTAAATAATATGGTGAAGCCTGACCTCTATGTGCGTAAGATATACCACCACCATCAGTACCCTGACATCCAAAAAGGTTATCATTACTATCTGTTGAAATAACTGCTTTAGTACCATGTGTA